CTTTCCATATATGTGATGCACAAATATGGAAAGCGTAAAGTCGAACATATAGCCAACACCAAACGGAGGGTTGTTAAGTGAAATACCGTATCATAGACAATGGAGACGACAACGTATGAGATGGAATGTAGACGAAATTATAGCGATAATTTTTGCTTCTTCTCTTGGTATTTTTTTATTAGCTTGTAGTTATGCAACTATAGTTATGGTTAATAACGTAGTCAACATATCCCAACAAAACAATGCGCACAATGTCAACGAAATAAGGATACGATAAATGAAATACATACTATACGCGTTCATTTCAATTCCACTTGGTTATTATTTGATATCAAATTGCCATGGAATATTGCAATACTCCATTATGATGATTGTTTTGACCATATTTAATGTTGGATTTTTATTTATTTTGACTGCGGTATTAAAACGATGAACAAAACTACACTAGCAATATTTTTAACATTAGTTTCTACAGCATGTTTTGCTGATAATTGGGAATGCGTATCTAAAATTACAATATGCAGATATAAGGTACCACATGGATGGTTAGTAGCTAGATATTTTGGACAAACTATTGCATATTACCCTGACGAAAAACATGAATGGAAAATATAAACATGAACCTAGAATCGCAAGTATGTAGCCTAGAATTGGCTAAACAGTTAAAAGAATTGGGTGTTGAGAAATCTTCATTGTTTTATTGGGGCGCATATGAAAACCCACTTTCTGGAATAGTATCAGAAAAAACATGTTCAGATGATGACTGGGATATTTACTATTGTGATGACAAAACATATAAAAAATGTCCGCCAGATTGGGATTATCCAGCCTACACCGTCGCAGAATTGGGGGAAATGCTTCCTGATATATTAAAAGAAAATTTTACTTTGTGGATGAAGAAATACGAAAATTCATGGGTATATGATTATTCTTATAAAAGTATCAGTATAACTGGTGATTGTGAAACAATATTTTCTGACAAAACAGAAGCAAATGCCCGCGCTGAAATGCTTATATGGCTAATAGAAAACGGACATATGAAGCCATAACCCAACTATGCTACTATGAATATAGACCTAGTGTTAACACAGGAGTGTTGCAGCATGATAGTCTATATTCTCGAAGCCGCAGTTGTAATCTGGTTACTTATCATAGTGTTGATCATCCCATATAGCTTGTATTGTGCCCCTCGTGAACATCATAACCTTAACAAAACCGTAGAAGACTCGGCTATTTGCGCACATGAGTAGTTGCATACCATATTACTGTGTGTTATATTGCATGCATGGACAAGTGGGTGAGAGGATAAAACCGGCAGACTGTAAATTTGCTCCCAATAGGGTACGATAGTTCGAATCTATCCTTGTCCAACATTATTAAGGAAATCATTAGCAGGAGGCTACAACGTGGAAGGTTTACGTATCGTGTTATGGGTATTGGTCATAGTAAGTATTTGCAATGTAGGATTTTTCCTAGGATGGTTTATCAAATATGCTGGTAGAAAACTAACGCCTTTTGAGGCCACAGCAATCATAGTTAGTCTTATGAGCGTTGTAAGCGTAGCAACCGTATTATTAATGTTGGGGTGTTGAAATGCCACTAGTCAAAGGTAAGTCTAAAAAAGCAATCTCAGAAAATATTCGCACAGAAATGCATGCTGGTAAGCCACAGAAGCAAGCAATTGCAATTGCATATAGTGTTGCTGGTAAATCAAAACGTAAGCCCAAGAAACAAAAGGCAGCCGCTAAAGTCTAGCAACTGCCTATGTAGTTACACTTGTACGAAGTTAATTGCGTCGACGTTTACTTTGCCTGGCAATGGACGTACGAATACATACATTTTACCTTTCAAAGTTGCGCCATCTTCTACTGGCACGTATTGACCTGTTTTAATTTGTTCAATCGTGCACCAGTCTGGAGCTCTTGTAAGTACCCATGCTACAGTAGTGCTGCCTACTTCTTTCACAACATATACGCCGTTTTGTGCGGTTGTTGTTTGTGCTACTAGTAATACTCTGTCGCCAATTTCTGGTGTAACTGCATCAATAGCTAAAGCTGCTAATGCGCCGCTGTTTGTAAGTGTCGTACCTAATCCACTGTTTTCATACAATGGGGTTAATACTCCTGCAAGGTTTGCGGTTGTAGCAAGTCTGCAAGAAAATACAGCTTGGTTATATACCGTTGGCTGATAATTTGCTGGTAAGTTGTTTGGCATGGTAGAGCTCCTTAAGGTTGTGTAAATATGTTAATAAGACAAAAATACAATATCATCACCGTTAATTTCGACTGGAACAGGTGATTGCAAAATAGCAAATTTACCGTTCTGCGTTGCACCGCCCGTGATTATAACATACATGCCAGCGACTAACTGAAAGCCAAAATTCATATCTGGCGCTCTTGTAAGTTGCCATGGTGTCACATCGTCTCCTACTGTTAGAACGATGTATGTACCGTTTTGTATTTCTTCTATTTGATTTTTTATTAGCACTCTATCTGAAACGGATGGTGTTACACCGTCAATCATTAAAGCAGAATTTGTATCGTTGTTTTGCAGTATAGTGCCATATCCTTCTGGTTCCCCTTCTGCTGGTATTAAATCACCAGATAGATTAAGAGTAGACATATATTTTGCAGGTTCTAATTGCAACTGTGACCATTGTGGGTAATATCCTGCAGGTAAATTATCAGACATTTATATACTCCCTATATAATTTGATAAGAAAAATTAACTTGTAAAAAATGTGCATTTCCAAACGGCGGTTGAGTGAAAAAGTTAATCTGCACATACGGTGTACCTGATGCGCTCACAATAGTGTTTATTATTCCTGCATTGGAAACAGTTGCACCAACAACCCTAGTTAGTGTGCCGTCTCCGGTAGCATAAAATATGCTCGGATAAATAGTCGTGTTATACGGGACGGCAAGTACAAGAAATGAGCTTGACGCTGTAGGTGTCACGGAATATCTTGCTGATACATTTACTACGTTGTCGACTCTCTGAAATAACCCAAACTGCAAAGTTGCCGCAGAAAGTGCATTAAAGCTTACTATGCCTGGATATACAGTTGATCTGAAACTATTAATAGTCGTAAGACCTGTATAATCAGCATCTAATTTTGTTTCGGGAGTTGTGAGACTTAATCCGATCGAAGCGCCTCCATTCGCGAGACCAGCGGAAGCAGGAACAATGTTTGGATAAGTTAATACCGAGCTGTTCGGGCTATCCACTGCGGCTGAAATTGAAATGAATGGATTAACACCACCTGTAACAGCTCCGGAGTATATTAACTCACCCGCAGGGACTACAGCAGCAATTATATATTGCGTACCTGATGCCAGTGGAATCGGCGGGTTTATTTTTAGCGTTTTGTATTGAATTAGTTGTTCGGAATTTATATCAAAAGGAGTCATTGTAGCTGTCGCCAGTGGCGTCGTGTTGCCTACTTGCCACAGTCCAAGCAATCTTGAGGCTGTATTTAATCCATAATACTGGAATTGTGTTGCAAATAAATTTGTGTTCGGAGTGAATACAAAACCTTCCATTCTGTCGTTTACATTTGAGACTGTTGCAACAGGTATACCAATAAATGCCGTTGAAGCATCACCCAATCCAATAATTTTAAAATCATCTTTTTCAATGTCTGTAGCAAACGAAGCATTTGCATTTTTAAATTTTGCAGGTCTAGCAGCTAATACTGTTACTTCAGCATTGGCGCCAGTTGAGTATGTTTGTTGTAAAGATTGCACACCAGCCGTTGCTAAAGCGTTGTCAATACCTTCAATTGCCCCTTTAACCGACAAATCTGTTGCGGTGAAATTGGTTGGCGTATAGTTTGTCGCAAGTCCATTCGCAACGTTGAATAGTACTACTGATGCACCGCCGAAGATTGACGGAATAGAAATATTTGAAATGCTATTAGCATCAAGACGCAATACGGTGCCGACTCCGGAAGCGCTTAACGTGCTTGTCAATGTGTTAGAGTTAAAAGTTAAGAAACAACCGATACCACCAACAGTTTGTAATGCTACTGCGCCAGTGAAATATGTGTCAGAAACTTCAAATGCATAACCTACAGATGCGTTTGTAGCATTGTAAGCCATCGTGGACACTATAGATGAGTAAATAAATCCGGCAACATTTTTCAGACTTACTGATACAGCCCCGGCTAAAGATTCGGTGCCAGTCATTAAAAAAGTAGTGAATGATGTTGATGGATCAGCACCTTTGACAGTAATAAGCAAGTTTGCAAACATTGTTAAATTTTGAATAGTAATAGTCGTTGGTACTACTGCAACTGTAGCTTCAACATCAAGCGTCATGTTTCCAACGAAATCGCAATTGTAGAAATTGCTGATGATGATATCGCCACCGACAACTAAGAAACTACCATCTAATGTAATAGCACCAGATGTATTTAACGTTGCACCGTTACCTTCTAAGTAAACCCATGGTTTTAATGCTAAAGCTGTCTCATTATAAATTCCGGAAGTACACACGATACGGAAAATATTTGTATTACTATTAGTGACAATCTGCGTGAGAGCATAAGCGATAGTTTGCCAAGGGTTTTCCACCGTTCCGTTACCAGAGACGTTGCTTCCTTGATTTGAAACCCACTTATCATTAGTAACAACACCACCTGTTAAAGTAGAGAATTTGTTGTCGATACCGTGCAAGTGGGCTGAAACTGAATTTACTGGATCAGTGCCACCAGCCGCATCTGGGGTATAGTTAACTGGCGTGTAGTCTGCATTAATTGAATTACCGATGGTTGTCAGTACAATAGTAGGATTTAAACTAGTGATATTCGGCTTCAAATATGTCGACGCATCAATGTTTAACGTTACGTTTGCACCATTTCCGCCAATGTCTATTGGTAATTCAGTGACGGACGATCTAATATCATACTGTTGTGTAGTCAATCCAGCAGCGGCACCATTGAGTGTTGGCGAAGTGTTGTAATAATCTGACGTACTAAACAGAAAACTATTAGTTGTAAATGGAATGTTTCCAGCAGTAAAACTAAAAGTATAAAAGTTATTAAAACTTTGTACGTAAATATTATTCATCACAAAATCAGTGATGTATGAATCATACATAAACACGTACATTGGTGCTGTAGAACCGTTTACTGTAAATAGTCCTAGTGTTTTTATATTTTTAATCCAAACAAAACCATTTGACGCCAATGGTACTGTTGCAAAATCTAAAAATATACTGCCACCAAACTGTAAATTTTCTATGTTAACCTGCGGATTAGCAACAGTGTCCCACGTAGGATCCAAACCGATTGGTGACAAGTTGTCAATAACAGTACCCGCAGTATATGAACACAAATTAACATGAGGTTTTAAAGCGATTACTGAAAGCTCTTGATAAAAACCACCAATTAATACAACATTAAAAGGGTTAACGTCTGTTGCAGTTGTAATAGTTGATATCGCAAATGCTATTGTTTTATATGGATTTAAAATACTTCCATCACCAGCAGTGTCAGACCCTTGTGGTGCAACATATTTACTATTTGTGTTTACAATATTATCGGTGGTTGCGGAGTTAACCAAAATAGCAGACCCATACACTGAATTAATTACAATAATGTAATCACCATCAGCAAGTATTTCGCCTCCAGTCAATGGAATTCCACCATTGGCGGCAATAGCAATGACCCCTAAACCGGAGATATTAATAGTAGATGCACCAGTATTTGTATTTGCTGCTCTAAATGTGAATAATTGACCGTCAATATAACCGGTTGGAACTGGATTAATATTGATTACATAAGCATTTGCTACACCGGTATCAACTGCATGTACATATGATCCGTTTTGTATTTGCGTAACACCTGCAATATTGTTAGCACTGAATCTAGTATTGATACCACTACGCAGACCGACTAATTGATCGCCAGTAACCTGTAAGTTACTACCATTTACAAATTGAGAAAATTTTACGTCAGCCATGTGTAATGCTCCGTGTGCGTTTCTGTTAAATTCCGTCTGTTATTACATTGTCACTGCTTTCTGTAACAACATAGTTATTATCTTCAGTAATTATATATGACCCACCAGCTGGGGAACCTGTTCCAAACCCATTGATTATAAAAAACCAAGCCCAGCTTGTATCCCACATCGTGTTAGGATTTAGCATCTCTATACACCGCCATACCAAGTGATGCCAGTCGCTGTTGTGGTCTTTGGGTTACCATTTATGATAGCCGTAGTAAGTACCCTAAATCCTGCAATCGGTATTACACTGTCAGAACTCGCCCCATACCATGGCATTGGTGTGCCGTCTATGCCTTCAATGATTACGTCACCACCTGTCGAGATATGCAGGAATTTAAACATTTCCTTGTTAGCATTCACATATGCGTCTAGTACTATTTCACCGCCACGTGTGGCCATTATGCCAACGGCAGCCGTACGGTTTTGCGGGTCTATCGTTGTAGAAAATACCTGTGTCATAATGGTCTCCGTTATATCTTAATGTAAACATTCATGAATGATGTAGGCTGCATGTTGTTGTGTGCGCCATTTCCGCCATTGGCAGATGATGCGCCAAATGCTTTTACATTTCCAGCACCGGACAACCCGCCTCCACCACCTTGTACAGCAAAAAACCCACCCGTTCCAGGAGGTGATGCGTGATCATGAGATGGCATTTCTGGAATAGTTAGCACATGATTCTCTTCACCTAATGTCTGACCAAGTACTCGCGGGGTTAACCCTGCACCTGCCCCTTGGCTTGCCAATGCACGACCTAGAACTTTGGTTAACGATAATGTCTTATTGTTTGCAAAGTCTGTAGCTGCATCCCCAGTACGGCCGCCGCTGACAGGTGCCCATGTGTCAAGTACGTTGTCATACAGCATCTTGTACAGTGGAAATGTGTCTATTTTTGCACGAGTAGCGCCAGATGTTGCAGATCCAATTGTGCCGTCATTCATTGGTAGCCATCCAAATGCAGCGTTAACACCGTTTTCAAAACCTAGTTTAACGTCGCCAGTACGTGGGGAGTACAATACAGATGCTGTTTGATCTTGTACTTCGTATGGGTATTCTGTGTTTAATGCGCCATCAAAAAACATAACATTAGTAATGTCTATGTTAAACAATTGTGACGTAGGTGCTGCTATTACTGCTACAAGATAATCATTCCCGCAGTTACCTATTGTCTTACCGTTGGTTAATGGGACAACGACGCTAAAATTATATCTCACCCACGATGTTGTCAATACTTGAGGCTGCATAGTTGATATAGCCGAAGGCGATGGAGAATTATTGCCGTCACCGAAATATTGTCTAACGAACACGTTTACGGTGCTATTAGTTGAGCTTCGTGCCCAAAACGAGAAAGTAGTGACTTCACCTTCAAGGGTACGTGTATGAGCGGAGATTGGAAACTCTATATCTTTTTGAGTCTCTGCGCCGATTACGGTGCATGCATATTCTAGATAGTATCGTGGTGACTGTGTAGGTGTAGAATCACCTTGGTTAAATTGTACAAAGTTTATACTGTCAGTTGATAACACACTGTTTTTTCGCAATACAATGTCTGGCGTTGTTAACCCATTGTGATTGCTTGGAGCAATAGTAGTTAAGGCTGTGGTAATAGGTGTTGCCACATTTTGGCTTGCGTTAAACAAAAACTGACCATTAGTTATAAGGTTGTTCAAGTTTACATAATTAGTAATTGGAGGGCTACCACCACCTGATCCAGCTGCGCTATAGTTCTGAGCTTGATACAATATAGTACCACCACCTTCAACTGGTGAATCTGTTACTACAAGATAATATGCTTCGTCATCTGCAAAATATAAGTTTTGCTGTGTAACTACAAAACCATTACCAGTAATAGGGATGGGGTTTGAATATGGACTAAGACCGCCTGAATCTGAATAAATCGGCTTAAGTACGTTTGGCGTTAATTGTTTATATGACCACAGATATCCACCCACCAATGCTTTACCACTATTGTCAGCAAAGTACCAAAATGATGTTGAACCTAAATTGTATGATACTGCCATTATTCTTGTCTCCGTGACATTACGTCAGCTGTTTTGCTTCCTGCTTGCATTGATGATAATTTACCTAACAATTGTACCATTTCTTTTGACCTTTTATCCTTATCTTGTATTTTTTTTATGTTATCAAATGCCTTTGGCCATTCTGGGCTATTAAAAAACCGTGTAGCTTCAATTCCTTGTTTGTTTCCCGTCATATTCTGCCAAGTTTCTAATATGTTGTTTATCCATCCTCTGGCTTGTGCTAGACCTGTTTCTGTCTTGCCATATACGCCACGTGGGGTTTCAGGGTTGATCAAATGTTCCCATGCTACTTTCATGTCACGTAATTGATCTTTAGCTTCAGGTGCGTTCTTTAAACCATTCATTAACTTGTCAAATTTATCGTCATTCTTCAGAATCTTGTTATAAAAGTCTGTACCACGACCTTTGGTAGATACTAAATCTTTCTGTAACTGTGAACGCAATATAGACCGTTGAGCCTCAGCACGTGCAGCTTTGTAATCTGGGGATATGTCGTCCATAAGACCTGTAAATTGCTTTCTTGCATCTGTATATTCTTTTGCTTTTTCTTTTTCACCTGCTCGCAACAATTTACCTTCTTCATCCTGTATTACTTTTTTGACTTTATCCATGTACGCTAGGTTGTTTTCTGGGGTATCTTGCAATTTTCGTCGCCATGCTTTGTCATTTTGTACAGCATTAAATGCTGACTCTATAATTGGGTCTTCTTTTGCTTTAGCAATTATTTCTGGTTTTGCGTTCCATTTATAAGCTTTTTCATACATATCGCGTATATTTTTGTCTGATGCTGTTGATCTGTCATAAATACTATTCAATACACGTTTAATTTGTTGTTTTTCTTTTACAACATTAGCTTCAGCAATTTTACTTTTTTCTATTGCTGCTTCTCCGCCACGTGCATAACTTGCCTCTGGGGCTGCTTGTCTGCCAACTCCGCTTGCTTCTGATGGAGTCAATACTCTGCCAGTACGTAAACCTGCTTCAAAACGTTGCTTCACGTCTTCAGGTTTTAGATAATTTAGTACTTCTTGTCCGGGTGGTAATCTTGATATTCCCAACATTTTAGCTGCGACAGGTGCAAATGCTCCTGCACCAGCACCATATTCCGCACCTTTTAAAGCCCCGTACGGAGTCATAGAGCCAATACCTGCACCAGCTGCACCACCTAATGCTGTTCGTGCAAGTGTATTAATAAATGGATTTCTTGAGGTTGCAGCGCCTATAGTTCCTTGGGTGAGTACGTTTAATGGTGCGCCAATCTCAGCTGCTTGCAGTCTGTTTTCTGGGGTTATCATTGCGCTACCAAGTGCGCCTTCTGTAGCTGCTCTAGCTGTTTTTCCTGCACCAGACAATAACTTGTTTGTTTCAGCAGCTTTGCGAATACCACCAAATAATTTGTTTAATCCGGGTACAAGTTCTGCAAGCTTACCTGCGCCAGTCAATGCTTTGCCGGGCAGAAACATAGACAATGTATTTGTTATGCCTTTTCCAATTTCTGAACCAATGCTTTCATTGCCTATTTGTCTGCGTTCTAATCCGGGAACGATATCATATGCACCTTGGGCTACCCCTTTGGATAGATCAGTAATAGCTTTTGGATTCATTGGCGACATTTGACCTTGGCCATAACGCCATGGTTCGTCTCGATATGACGGTATCGCTGGTTGTTGAGCAGCTGGCTTTGTTTTTTGTTGCGCTTCTTTGTCCCATGCGTCTAAGTCTGCTAGTGTAGGTTCTTTATAAACTTTTGGCTCTTGTTTGCCCTCAGCTTCCCATGCGTCCAAGTCTGCCAGTGTTAATGCTTTATTAGCCATTATTTAGCCCCCATCTGCTTTCTAATAGCGGCTTGTTGTTCTGGTGGTAATGACAAATAGTACTCTTTCGTGAGCTTTCCACTAGATATCAGGTCTGAAACAGGTTCACCAAGACGTTCGCTATAGGTCTTCATACCTTTTGGTGTGGTGGTAATATAGTCGCCAGTAAATCTTGGCATGTCATACATATTACGTATAACACCTTTATGTATTGGTTCAGATGCTTTAATGACAGAATCAGATAGGTCAAATACTGTACGAATTTGTTTGTTGAACAAATCAATCGCCTGTTTGCTATTAAGTTTAGGGCTATGTATTGAGTCTGACATCTCATGAAGTTCTTCGCGCTGAGAATTTGTAGAACCCAATTTTTCCATAACTTTTATGCCGTTTGACATATGTGGCACGAACGCAGTTTCATACCATTTCAAATCTGTATAACCTTCAGGGTCTTTGTCCATGATGCTTGATAGAAATTCATCTCGTTTCTTTCGTCCCATACCCCAAAATGATGAATACTTTGACGCAGATTTTATCGACTTGTTAATTTGCTGACGATTGTCTGTAAGAAATTTATCAATAACAATCGCACCTGTCTTACGTTGCTTCAGATTATTATCAATATGCTTGTCATTTTCAGCATCTTGCATAGCAATTTCAACCGGAACAGATGTTAACTTTGGCAGAGCTTCATGAGCATTTTCTAACGATGCAGGGATAGTTGAAACTTTATCCACAACAGGTTTTTGAGGTGCAACAGGTTTTGGTGCTGCAACTGGTGCAACTGGCATAGAAGGCTGCGCTGTAACTTGTTCTGGCACTTGTTCTGGTGCAGGTAATTCGCCGTTACCCATATCTGGCATCTGCTGTGGCATCTGCTGTGGCATCTGCTGTGGCATCTGCTGTGGCATCTGCTGTGGCATCTGCTGTGGCATCTGCTGTGGCATCTGCTGTGGCATCTGCTGTTGTGGAGGCTGCATAGGCATTTGTGGTTGTTGTTGCATACCACCCATGCCGCCCATATTATTAGGTGAGCCCATTCCACCACCAAGATTGCTTTCAAATAGCTTATTGATCATTTGAGGATTTAAGAAATTAACATTTTGGTTGCCATTTTGCATCTTTTGTTGAGCCATGTTAATCATACCTTGATATGTATTTTGGTTTTCTGGGTATGATAGATAAGTTTCACGTTGCTTGGATGGCATATTAGCAATGGCACGTAAATAGTCACTAGAAGGATTGCCGCGCATATTCTGGTAGCTAAGTGCGTTCTGTGCTGATATAGCTTGCTGCAACGGGTAGAATTGATTCAATTGGTTAGAATGTTGCAACGATGCTTGGCGTTCTGGTTCAGCGTATAGACGGTTCAATCGTGACTGCATCATTTGATCGATGAGTTGCTGATTGCTGTGCATAAAGTCTATCGGAGATCGTACGTCTAATCCCATATTAGTCACCTAAAATAAAAACGGTAATAAATTCATTCCCATGCCTAATAGCTGGTTCATTTGGTTTTGGTTAGCCGCTGCGCCACCGCCGTACATATTTGCTAAGTTGCTACCCATGTTTCCATAATTACCGGACATACCGCCTGCTGCACCCATACCATGACCCATAAGAGTATTTAGACCTTGGCCATATTGTCCGCCAATGCCTAGGATGTTTTTAAGATATTGCTGCATATCATTGCTGGTGGCTTGGCTTGCAATGTTTCCAGCTTCACGCATATGCGCTGTAGACCCAGAGAGGCCACTAGATGAAGCTGCATTTCCTGCTGCACGTTGAGCTTGATTCATTTGGTTCATTGCTCCGGGAGACATTTGATATTTGCTAAATGCGTTCTCCATGAACTTATTTGGGTCTTGGTATTGTTTCATCCAGTCTTGGAATTGTGGAATAGCGCCTTGTCCAGCATTTAAGAATGGTTGATAGGCTTCATTAGCTTTGCGCATGTACTCTTCCATTTGTTTGGAAGCTTTGTCGTAGCCAGCGCTTTGATTGCCGCCTAGAATACCTCCAACTTTGCCCATCATATCAAACGGGTCAAAAATACCACCAAGATCAAATCCCATATTCTTTCATCCTTAAACTGTAGTGAAGGTCTTCCATATCCCGCCTTGATATATTTGCGGAGCATCAACCGTTGTATTGTATATAATAGTACCATTTGTTGGGATGTTTATGCTATCACGTGTTGCAGTTGTGATACGCGGCATGAATATCCCTAAAGTTGTTAAATAACCGATTAATGTCTGCACATGCTCAGCTATCCATATCTGCATAACGTCTGACATTAATGCGCCGTCTTCTGTTACTGGGTCATACACTGGCGGCTGGTTAAAGTCTTCCATCGTGTTACTTACTCCGGTAGTTCTGAATAATCCCAAGCTGCTCCAAATATGGCAAACTTGATCTTATTATAACATTCAAACTTAAGCACAATACCGTTGTCACGTCTAAATGTAGCCACTTTACGCCATACAGTGCGTGCTTTGCGCTCACCTAGCTTGCCCATCAATGCTGGTAGCTTGGCGCCATACGTTACACCACCGTCTTTTGAAACAGACATAAATACGACTGGCGCTTCGTTTATTCCTACATCATCAACAACACCTTGTAATAGATCTAGTTGCATACGATTTATACGTATGCCACGGTAATCTGGTCTAACTAAGTCTTTGGTGATTCTGATTCGTGGGATTGCTTCATTGTCATTTGTTACCAAACTATCGTCTGAGTAGTAAATAACGTTTTTGCTGTAATGTCCAAAATAGTTGGCGCCAATAAAGTTAGCATTAACACCTGTTACGTGACGATTACCATTGAGCATCTGTTCTTCGTGCCACATTGGGTTTTGCTGAGTAGACATGCTCACATTATATACATATGTGTGATTATCTTCTGTGAAATTGAGTCTGTAGAATATAATACCGTTTTCACGATATAGCGCTACGTCGCAGCTAGATGGGTTATTGTAGTTTTGTAATTGAAAGTCCAATGCAGTGTTGGATATCGGGATGGCTTGTACACCCGTTACCATCATTACTGCGCCTAAACCGTCACGGTCTTGGGAAAGAAAGAACATGCGGTCAAAGCCAGTCTTAATGCTCTGCGCGCCAACGGTTCCTAGCTCGATCAAGAACGCGTTATTACGTCTGAATGGGAAGTTAGCAGCACCTGCGTTTTCCCATATCTCGGTATATGTGCTGGTGAACAGGAATAATCTTCTATGTAACGTCCTGCATGCTACGATATTACCCGGGTGTGTTGTGACATTAGCTGTTTGTAATTGACCATTATTTGTGACGGTAAACGGTGCAACGCCAGCGGTTGTCATGATAATCGGCGTACCGTTGGCGACTAATGACAGCTTTATATGCGTACTATCAACAAATATCGCGTAGTAAATAGTCCCTGCAACCAATGGTGATGGTAAAGTAGCACCAGTGACCGTAACAGGCGTACCGGTTTGGTAAACGGTAGGTACAGTTAATATTAAAGTGTCAGTGGGGGGTGCGGCAATCGTGAATAAAGTGCTTAAAAGTCCCCATACGAGACCCTGGTTGTTTTCAGATACATAAAATGTATTGGTTTCACCCGCAGCAACAACAAAGTAATTATCAAACGCCGTAACGTCTATTGGTCTAGCTGGAAAATTACTGTCAGTAATAGTGGTGAATAAACCTGTATTAGTATCATAAATGTACCCATTTTGTCCATCTACAATAATTATTTGGAATGTGTTGGCGTCTATTGCGCAATAACCAGAGGACGTTGATAGCGTACCTTTCTCAACTGCTACAAATGATGAATTTATTTCATAAAACTTACTGTCGCATACAACATATAGCTTGCTTGTAGCTGGTGTCTTACCGAAAACAAACATCGCACGAATGGCACCGATTGCAGGCAATGAAATTTGTGTCAAAATTCCAGCAGTAGGAAACAATGACTTTGGTTTCTTTCCATCAGGGTCTATAAATTCGAACATGTTAATAGTACGTTCTGAGTCTAACTCGCCAATACGCTGGTTGTTAAAACTACCACATACCTCAAATGACTCTCTCGGCATATATCACCTAATAAGACAATATGTTTTGCCAGTAATACAACTGTGGCGAAACCATGATTACTGACGGCCTGATCGTAAGGTCGGTTTCATTCTTAGCCTTCAAGTCATCAAACATTCGTTGATAATCTTGCTCTGCTTCTTGTGTCCAGTTGGCAGATGGGTAGAACATTTTAAGCTCACGTGTTAGAGCGTAGCGCAAAAAACGTTCAAAATATGGGGCTACAAATACTTCCATCACATCCTGATTAATCATACTGTTAATGTATTGCTTAACATGTATTTCGCACGGATATGACTGATCTGGAATAGGGTAGAACGTCACAAAGCTTTCTGTAGCCTGTATATCTAAAAATATCATAGATGGTCTAGCAACAAGATTGTTAAGCCTAGTGATGTCGTAGAACTGTGCTTTGTTGATGATTCGCAATGGATATATAAGTGAGTCTTGCACTGTAAAGTTAGCAAATGTTAAATCAAGAATACGATTGCTCACAATGTCGGCAGGTGCAATATCAGAGATAGAGTACGTTTGCTGATTTGGAGCCATCGTAAAATTGATTTTCGTCAAAAACGGCACATAGATGCTAGATGATGAGAACTGGTTAAGCATGTCATTTAAACAGTACAGTGAAGTAGTCACCATAAATGAATCTGGTGTTTCACCGACTCCTAATTCTCCACTCATATATAGAGATTGCAAAATTAGGTCGTTAACCGTTCTCAAAATCTGTGGCATAGTTATGCTCCGTTTTTTACAAACTAACTACTACTACTTACGTACAGGGAACGCTTTTGCGTCTAAGCCTTTAGCAAGTTTCATCGCTGTTTCGCCAGCTGATTTCCCTGTATTACACATGTAAGCGTCTGTATTCATCGCTTCTTGTGGCATACGTGGATTGCCGCCAAACTTAGCTTTAATTTCTGCTTGGTGCTTCTTAACAAATGCGTTAGCTTCAGCATGTTCTGCTTCGCTACGTGCTCGCATCTTGTTCACTACCCCTGCTTCTGCGTTTCTTAATGCATTTTTGTTCATCTTTTTGCTCCTTTGCCTTCTCGGCATCTTTCGGATGTTTAAACCATTCACCGGTCTTTAATAGTCGTTCGTACTCATCGTCGTCTACGACTATCATTGCCAACGTACTGTGATATATGCAATTAATCATAATCACCTACTATTACGGTGCAGTTGATGAAATAACTTTCACTGCATATTGTGGGTGCCACATAAATCCACACAAAACGTCAATACGCATGTAGTTTTGATAACTTGGCACGTCACCTGCTTGGGTAATCGTCAATGACAAGCCAGTTTCTTCGTCAATCGCTGTATAAACCTCAGGCACTACAAGTTTGTACAATGGTGGTACGACGATATCTAAAGCGCGCTGTGGATATGCAATGTTGCAACGATGTGATGCGATATTAGTAACAATTGCACCGTTTGGCACTGGGTTCGTTACGTTACGCAATGGGTTAGCTGTATCACTGATAATTGCAGGTGATACCGTCAATGTTACTG